CCGAGGAAAGCTCGTCAGTTGGTCGCGGAACGTGTGATCGTAAGCTCAATTTCTTCGCCCTCGGCCTGCGCCGCGCGGAGAAAGACGAGCAGATGTTCCAACGTGGCGCGGCTGTTGAGCACTTTGCCCCGTTCGCGGTTTTCGCCCACCAAGATGCACCCCTCGGTGTCGTCGGCCGTGTTGCCGCTGTGGATCAGTACGCCCGAGTATCCCTTCACGCTGACAAGACGCGGGAGGACACGCCCGAAACGCTGCGAACGTGTTTGCATGTCGATGCGATACGTGCCGGTGGGAATCGCCGTTGCGCCCTTCACTTTGAGAGCGGCGATTTCGTCTTCTGTCATGCTTTCGCGCAAACCGCGGTCGGTGTCTTCGAGCGTGTCGCAAAAATATCGGCCGTTGATTTCCATTCGTCCGATGGTGTAGCCCGCCTTCAGGGCGTGGCGTTGTAGGAGGATTCTCATTTCTGTGTAATTTAGAGGTTTCGTTTGAGGGGAATGTCGAGAAGCGCGGGAGCCCCGCTCCCTTGTGCCGTCGCTTTCAATTCGAGGAACGAGTCCATCGCGCCCGCTTCGGCGTCTTTGATAAACTCATTCAGATACCAGACGGCCTTTTGCGCGTCTTCTACGGCTTTGCGCCGCGCTCCTTCGAGCGTGCCGTCGTGTTTGTGTCCGCAGCGCCAAACGTATTTCAGCGCGTTGCCCAGGCAAAAGGGCATTCCGCGCGCCACGTCGATACATTCCGCGCCGCCGTGGTTGTAGTGTGCGGGGTGGTCGACTGCCGTGCTTGCGGATTTGGCAACCGACGGCTCCCGATCTGTTGTTTTTTGTTCTCTCGTGTCCACGTTTTCGGGATTTTGGGTGTGTGATACGTCGCTCATGGTCATTGTTTTGCGTTTTCGGGTTCTTGATTCTCGTCCGTCTGTGTTTTCTCCGCGGGGACGATGTCACGGTTTTTGGCCTCATCGAAGACGGCGGCGGCAAATTTCTGCGCCATCTTCGAAAGGTCGTGCTCCGAAATGGTGGCTTGCACGATGTCGTGGAGCTTTTCGATTTCGGCTTTCTCCCACGCCTTCTCCCGAATGCTCCAAAACTCGCACAGCACGCACCAGGCCGCCCAGCCCATCGAGAAGTAAGGCGCGGCGCAGAGCGGGGAGCCGATGATGTCGATAAGCGAAAGCACGAGAAACGGGACAAGGTATTTCACCGCCTTTCGGCTTGTCATCTTCAGCCCCCGCGATGTCGTGGGTTGCCCGCGTTCGTGGGCTTTGCGAATGCCGAAGAAGAGGTCGAGCGCCATGGCGATCAGTATTGCCGCGGTGCAGAAAATGATGAGCACGATGTGAAGATACAAATGCTGTTCGGCAAAATGAAGGAGGGTCTCTTGCATAGAGGTTTGGTTTTTGTGTGTGGTTATATGAATGAGGTGGAGTGCGAGTCGCGGGCGGGCTTTTCACCAGCTCCCCACGAGTTCGCCTTTCCACCAAAGCGTGGGGTTATCTCTTTTACGGCCTAACATGGTGAAGACGGCGGTTCTTTTTTCGAGAATCTCCACACCGCCGATGAAGAGCGACGTCTGGGTGTCGTTGAAGACCATAAACTGTGCGCCGTAGTAGCGCATGGCTTGACTATTGTCTGGCGTTTCGCTTTCCTCCCCGTCGTTAAGAGGCCCGCCGCCTGTGTTGATTGTCGGCCTCAGCGCGCCGAAGTTTCCGCGGAAGATGACGTATGTGCCGACGGCAAACGGGTTTAAGTAGAAAACGTCCCCGTCTTCTTCGATTTTCCCCCCGTATTCTTTCCAATTCTCGGGGGTTATCACCACAGGCCGCCGACGCGTGAAACCCGCAAACGTTGCCGTGCCCCCGATGTAGGCCGCTCCCGTCTCGGCGTCGAGTTCAAAGGTCGCGTTTCCCCGTTTATCGAGGCCGACAACGTTCTCCACCTGCAGATTTTTGATGAGCGAACGCCGCGCCAGCAGCAAGTCCGTAGCCACAAAGCCCTGATATGTGCCGAGCTCCCACCATTCCGAGTCGGCCGCGGGGGCTTTGTCCGCCGACTTCGCGTGGGGTTGTTTGCATTGGTAGAACTGCACTTGCTCGCCTTGGCGCACTTGCACCACGTCCAGGTAGGTCTCGCCCGCGTGCCCGCTCTCAAAGGTCGTGCCGTCGGCCAATCGGTCGTAGTCGCCGAGCAGTCGCACCGCCGCACCCCGCACGCCGGGCGACCCGTCGGCGCCGCGTTGGTCTCTGAACGAGGGGCACCACTGCGTCGCTCTGTCTCCTTCTTCCAACTTCGGGGCGCACCACACCACGCTCTTTGCGTAGCCCGTGTGGGGCGTCGTTTCGCGGTGCCAGGCGCGGAGCAACAGCAGCACGCCGTCGGGGTCTTGCACCGCGGGGGCGCGGAAGGTGAGCGACACGCGCGTCCAGCCGTCTTGTTTCACCGTGTTGGGGTGGACGTGCTCGGTGGGTGTGGGATAGACGATCAGCCACGCCACGTCCGCCCCGCGCACATAGGCCGAAAACGTGTAGGTGCGTCCGGGAATGAGTTGCCCCACGTTTTGGTAGAGCTGCGCATATTCGCCATCCTTCGTCCCGGGGTTGATGGCACACAACGCGGGCACACAACCATCGACGGCCGAAGAGAATATGCTGATGTTGGCGCGTCCCGCAACGGGCTCCTCGCCGTGGATGCCAATCTTCCAGGTGATCTCTTTGCGCCCCAAGTTTTTGAAGTCCGTATCGTCGAGCAAGTTCGCATTCGGTGTGAGTCCATCTTTGCCGTCTACACCGCGCAGACGCGTCCACACGTAGTCGTGGTAATCTTGGCTCGCGCCCTCGTCGAAGTCTGCGTAAATGCCGAAGTACGAGAACTCGATTTCACCGCCGCGCCCGAGATCTTCTTCCAAGGTGAAGTCTTCCGCCCCGTCCGCACTATTCGCGTAGGCAATGTGGGTGTAACTAGTTCTGCCCTTCTCTCCGCTCAAACGGCCGTAGGTGATTTTCCCGTTTGCAGCGGTGAGTCGATACCAAAGCACCTCGCCGTCGCGGAGGGTCGGGGGCGCGTCTTGCCACGTTCCCCGAATAGTCGGGGCGGTCGTACCCGATGCGGTGGCAAGTTGTGAGGACGCGGCGAAATCATAAACGGGGCTTTTGCCGTCCGCTCCCGATTCGCCCACCACGCGCAGCGCACCGCCCCACGTCGTGCCGTTGCCCGTACGCATCCACACATCGCCCTCGGCGAAATCGTCGTGCCACGTCCGCGCGTCGGCGCTGTATTGCGCCCGAATGCTCGTGCCGTTCGTGCCGTCCTTTCCGTAATGTCCAATCAGTCGCACCTTGGTTTGTTCAGCCGTGCCGTCGGTGTACTCCGAGCGTTCGTAGCTCCAAAGCCACGGGCTCTCCTTCGTGGGCGGCGGCGCGGTTTCCGTCCATTCAGACGTGTCGGGCTGCGGCGCGTCCCTTTCGGTGGTCAGCATATAGAAAGCGCGCATGCGGCTCACACCGCGGCCGTTGTCTCCTTTATCCCCCTGCACCTTTGCCCAAACGTAGCGCGCGGGGTCTGTCGATGCGGTTTCATTTTCGTCCGTATAGGTTCCGAGGTAGGCGAACTTTTCGCCTTTTGGGTCGAGTGTGCACGGATTGCCGTCTGGACTGTTGGAATACGCCACGTGCGTGTAGCTGCTCTTGCCCTTTCGGTCGTTCTCCGACGTCGTCCACTCGGTGGGGGTGTCTCCGATTTCGAGCTTAGGGGCGGCGAACCACACCGTGGCGTTCGGCGCGGGTCTGAATAATCGGAGGAAAATCCATTGATTTACGTTGAGCACTTCGGGAGTCGTGAATGTCAGTGCATAACGAGTCCATTCGCCGTCGTGACTGTGACTAATGTAAATCGCATTAAGAGGTTTGTGTGCCGTAACGATAGAAGCACGATCAATCCCTTTGGTCGTCTTGACCCATGCACTGAGTGTGTAAGTCGTGTTTGGCCGTAAACGACTTCCGACCTCCTGATTTATTGATGCGAAAGCCTGCCCTTTGAGCATTTGAGTTTCGTAGCGCACCGCGCGTGTTCCGGGGACGGGGCTTTTCGTCGTATCGTCAATCTCAGCGGCGGCGATCTCGTAATCCCACCCCTTCAATGCTTTTGTAAAGGCGCTATTGTCGAGCAGATTGGTATGGTAGTTCTCACCGTCGCGTCCGTCTGTTCCCGTTTTGTCCTCTTCGGACAAGCACCACGGGGTGGCGTCTTCTCCTTCTTCGAACTTGGCGCAACAGATCTCCAACCAATCGTCCGTGCTCTGCGATTCCGAAAGTGAAGAGAAGAACCACGGAAAGACTCGCCCCGATTCTACGCGAAACGTACACACAACGCGCCGCCATTCGTCCGAAATAGGCTGATACAGATAATCGGCATTGTCGCGGCTAAGTCCGTTTACAGACGTGCGTCTCTCCACCACCGGGTTCCATTGAAAGTAGAACGCGCTGCGCAGATACCCCTTGCCGCGAACATAAAACGAGTACGTGTACCATTGCCCCGCTTTGAGCGTGCCGGTGATTCGTTCATTTCCGACATTAAAGGCGTATATTCCATTATTTCCCGGTGCCGCTTCGGGGTCGGCTTGCACACGAAAGCACTTTGTTCCGTATTTCCCCCCGTCGGGTGTGGTGATATTCGCCCCGCCTTTTCGCGACTCTCCTGTTTGGTAAGGAATATTCCCCTCCTTGTCTCTCCACTTCGCGGTGAAGTTGAGCAAGTTCGGGTTCGTCGGCGGGGCGGACTTACCATCATAGCCGGGGCTGCCGTCCTTCGGCTTTGCCTGAATGAGCGTCCAGTGAATAGAGTTCGGCGCGGGGGCGGTGTTGCCGTTGCCGCCGCGTGCCAATTCGTAGAGCGCGCCCTCGTGCCAAACGCGCGAAATCTCAAAAGCCCCCGTTTCGGGGTTCTGCTGCTCGTAGAAGTAGCGCGACGAAGCCGACCACAAACCGCGGTCGACACGTTCGGCCAACGGGCGACCTGCGGGCGTGTAGCGAAGAATGTTTTGCGTAATGATGCCGCGAGCAAACACGTAGTCCGAAGCATCGGCCACGGCCGCACCGAAATGCTCGCGCAACCACGCGGGCAACTTGCCCACCACAAAGCCGTCGGACTGCGTGCCGTCGACAATCGGGGCGGAAACCTTCACACGGCGCACGATACGCCCTTCCGTCGCGCTCTCCACAATGTGGCTTTGTCGCTCCGGGTCGGTCGTGTTGCCCCACCGCGCCAGGCGCATCAGCGGCACGGGCGGAGCGTTGTGGCCTTCGGGTGTCTGATTGTCGGCATAAAGGCTCGCGGTGAGCGTCCCCGCTTGGGCATCCACGGCCTCAACACGCAACCACGAGGTGCGAATTTCGGCCGCGCCGCCCGATGTTCCTACGCTGTTGTAAGCCCCGCGCAGGACGTCGCCCGCCCGAAAGCCCGTCACGTCTCCTTGAAAGCGCTCTTGCAGCACCACCTTCCAACGGCCGTCGCGTTGTTGCTCGGCGCTTTTCACCAAGCCGTTCTCGGTGTGGAAGACGTCGCCCTCGCTCAATGCAATGCGGTTGATCTGATATTCGGCGGCGCGAAAGAAACCGCGCACCGCCATGCTCTGAAATTCCGCATTGCCCGTCGCGTCGATGCGCGCCCCCGCGCCGGTGTTCAGTCCGTCCGCGAAGTTCGGCGTGCGCAGCGTTTCGGCTTCTGTCGCATGGGTTGCACGGTCGGCCGTCGCTGCCGTGGTGGCGTGCTCTGCTGTTTGCGCACTCTGCGCGCGGGAGGCGGTGTCGGCCGTATTGGAATGCGCGGCCGTTGTCGCACTCGTCGCCGTTTCTGCATGGGCGGCGTGTGTAGCCTCATCGGCATGCGTCGCATTCTTTGCATTGTCCGCATTGAGTGCGTGGGCGGCTTCCGCAGCGTGGGCGGCTTCGTTGGCTGTTTCCGAGTGTGCTGCGCGCTGTGCATTGCCGGCGGTCGCGCTCTCCACAATTGCCGACGCTCCGCCGGTGGTGAGTCCTTCGCCTTCGCGGCGAGTTTTGCTGCGAGGACGCGACGGCACAGTGGCGGTGGTGAGGGTGTAGGTCTTCTTTTCGTCTGCCATAGCTTATAATTTTTCGTCCGATTCCACGGCTTTGTATATATCGGGGGTCAATTCTATTGCGGTGATGTCTCCGCAGTCTGCAATTAGGTCTTGTCGCTCTTCGACAACGATAAAGCGGGCGCGCCCTTGATTCGCCTCTGTGCGTGGGGCGAGTTGTCCGTCGTAGATGTAGGCCTCCCCGCTCAATTTCGTGTGTCGTGTGGCATATTGCGAGTAAATCGAGTTAATGAGGAGCTGTTCCGGGCGGGCAATCACCCCGCCGCGGGCAATGTCATTGGAACGGATGGCGGTGTGGCTGCGCGCGTCGAGATAAAGCCCGCGGCAAATCGGTTCGCCTTCTACGTCGTCGGGCAACGTCCCGCACTTCGTTTCGATGGCGAGCTCTTCCTTTGCGTCCGGGTGTAGGGTTGCGCGGTACTCGATGTCCGGCACTTCGGGAGCACCGCAATCGCCCCACGAGCGGACGACCTCCAAATCGGGTGCCTTCACCGCAAACCAATTCAAATGCGCCGGCGGCGGTGCTGAAGACGGGTCGGCATTGTACGGATAGACTTCTAATTGGCTGTTTACCTTGATCGTCAAGAACCCGCCTTCTTCAGGGTACGGGAGCAATTCGCCATCGGGCAAACTGTTTTCGTAATCGAAGATGTGTGTGCTGTTGTTGTTGTGCAGTCCGAAACGCTTATCGTGGGGTTGCCCGATATTGTTGCGGTTGGTTTTCCAGCCGCCGATGGCGGAGTGCTTAGAAGGATCGGATTTGTCGAAATAAGCCAACCAACAACGGGGAACGACGTCCGCGCTTCCTTCTTTTATCCACGACTTCGTGCCCGATTGATACAATTGATATTCTGCCGTTGACACGTTCTTGTCATAGCGCCGGTGGTCGTTGTCGTAACGCCAAACATTTTGCCCGGTGATATCGGCGCATCGCACCTCCACCGAAAGGAACGCCCACCCGCAATCTTTGTCCATGCCGTCCCGTTTCTCTTTGTCTTTCGTTCCGTCGGCGGGCGTGGTGATGGGACACAGCGCGCGGTCGGCCAAAATCGAGATGCGCAACCGCAGTTTGTAGAGCCCGGGGTTGGCGATTTTGGGAAGATAGACGCGGCGCGTTTCGTATATGCCGGCGGCTCCCCAGTTGGGTAATGTCCCATTTCCTGCGACAATGTTTTCGGTCGGGGCTTTCACACAGTAGGCCGTAGCCTCATCGCCTTCGCCCAACGGGAGAAACTTGCACAAACGAGCAAGCGGATAATACTTGTTGGGGTTGTCGGCGAGCCCTAACAAGAAAGACGGTTTTTTCTCGACAGAAGAAAATCCGACGCGGGTCCCGCCGTCGGAGAACGTCCCACCGCCAGACTTTCCGCTCCAATACTCCTGCGCAAACAGATAAACGTCCGGGTGCGTGATCTCCACTTTTTGTGCGATGCGCGTTGAGCGTGTTCTTTCCAACACTCCCCATAACTTGTGCAGCGGCCGCGGAAATTTTAGATCGTCGCTTTCGAGCAGCTTGTTCGACGCATAGGGCGAAAACGAAATGCGGACGTTGTTCGCCACGCTGTCGACTCCCAGCGTTTGACTGTCTGAACTCCACACCACGGCGGGGGCTTGTTCCACGAAATAGAGCCCCTGCAAATCATAAAGCCACACACGACCGGCGCGCTGTACCAATTTCAGCCCCAGGGGATAGAGAAGCGCCGTAATCGCTTCGCTGAGCGTAGATGCTTTTTGGTCTTCATCGAAGAAGTTATCAGGCGAACACCCCAACCATGATGCAACGCCCGCATCGTCTCCCGGCTTTCCTGAAGTAGCCGCAACCAAACTATCATCGAACGGCAAAGACAGCCCCGCCCGTGCAACGGCCGAACGAATGAGCGTGCCGATGGTTTCGACGCCGTTCGTGAGCTGCGAGGCGCTGTAACTGTATTTCAGTCGCTGCCAAATGCCGAAATCGCCAAAAGTAAGAGAAACAGTGTAGTGCTCGGCGCTTTGATAGGGCTCTTCGTATTCTTCGGCATCGAGCGTACCCGTCCAATACAAAGCACCGTTTCTATACACGTCCATGCCCACCGCGCCGGGGGCGATGGTATAGAGCCCTGTATAAGTGCGGTCGCCGGGGCTGTCGAGGCGGAGCGTAGCCGTCGAGGCGCAAATCGGTTCGTGTTTCGCCGTCTCTTTCCATTCGATGACAAGCGCCTCATCGGCTTCAAAGCGCAATTCTTCGGGCTGCGCAACAGCTTGAACGCCGGTACGCCACAAGTCCACACGATGCAAGACGCCCGAATGGCTCAGAAATTCGCCGCTGTGGGTGATGGTTTTACTCATTTGTCGATTTAGTTACGTCCGTTGTGTCTTGATACCTTACTCAATACGCCTACCAGGTCGCGTCCTTCGATACGGAAACGCACCGAACCGCCGCCGCTACTTTCTTGTGGGGCGATGAGCGAACGCAGGCGATCGAGCGGTGCCACCACTTCGGGGTTGGTGCTTGCTCCCGCATATTCGCCGAAGAGTCCGAGCGTGGGGCCATAGGCGATGCCACCTTCTGCGAACTTCGGAAGTGATGCCATGGTGGCAATCATTACGCCCGTCAGCGCGGCGGCCGCCGCGATACCCACCCACGGAATTGCTGCGTGCGCGTTGAACGTCTTTGCGGCGGCGCCGGCCACGTTGGTGGTGGCTTCGGCCTTGTTGGCTGCGGTCTTTGCCGTGGCGGCCGCGATGGTGGTTTGCGCTTCGGTTTGCACCGCCTGCGCATTGAGAAGAGTTGCCGCAGTTTCGCCCTGCTTTTCTAATTTATTCGCTTTGCTGAGGTATCCAAAGATGCGCATCACTTCATTGACGGACTTAAACCCTTCGTGCAATTGCAACACGGCATTTATCACCGCAGACAACTTTTGCCACGCATTCGAATTGCCCCGCAGCGCGCTGCTGAGAGATTGCACCGCATTGCCAATGGACGACACGCTCCCCCATGCTCTTTTCACCATATCGACCGAAAAAATAGACTCCCTGCGCCACTTGTACAACGTTTGCAGTCCCTCCATCATTTCTTTGCGCTGTTGCGGTGATACGGGGTTCGTCTTGTCCGCCAATCGCTTCTGAATTTCCTCTATGCGACTTTGGATTTCTTCGATTCCCATTGCACGAACACGGATGCGCATTTCACGTGTCCCGAGACTCGAAATTTCCTTTATTTCGCGGAGCTTTGTCTGCCATTCCGCGGCGCTCTTCAACGCGTCAAGTTTGCGCTGGTAGGCGGAAATCGTCTTCTGCGTATTGTAGTACTCGTCGCCGCTTTGTTTCTCCGAGGCCGTGTTGAGCTTCTCGATGGCTTCCGTCAATTCGTTCACCGTGTGCAGCTCTTCGAGCCGTGCCACTGTGTGTTTTTGTGTGATTTCAAGTTCTTTGCGAGCATACTTTTCGCGGGCCGCGGCTTTCATCTCGTCAAAATAGTCGCGTTCCTCTGCCGATAAGTCTTTCGCCGTCACTGTAGAGCGATCGAAATGCATACCCTTATCACGTGCGGCGCGGTGCGTGGCATTCCACACGGCCTCCGCTTGGTCACGCTTAGCCTCAACCAGTGCGGCCGTCTGTTCGGAGATGTTGGCGAGCTCTTTTTTAAAGTCGAGCTCGTTTTGCGCGCGTTCCTTTTCTGCTCCTTCTTTCCGCGCATCAATGTCGGCTTGTGCCAACGCCACGTAGCGCTCGCGCTGCGCTTTGATAGCATCCGCCTGCTCTTTGTCCTGCGCCTGCTTCAATGCGTGCGCATCCTCGGCTTCCTCCTTGAGCTGCTTTGCGATGTCGGTCTTTTTCGGCGTGTGGGCATTATGCTTCCCGCCTTTACTCCCACCGCCTTTTCCACCGCCGTGCGAACCTGCAGAAAAGAATTCCAGTTGCTTGTCGTAGTACGCAATTTTTTTGCGTAGCTCTGCAGCTTCTTTGCGTCCTGTTGCCGAGGACATGTCTTTGTTATCCAAATCGTCCTGCGCGCTTTTCTTCAAGTTCTCCCAGTAGGCTTTGTTTTGAGGGGCTTTTTCTTTTTTGTTGCCGGAGCTCGGCGGGGGGCTAACCCCCAAAGCTGCGTCGGCATCGGCGCGGACTTGTTTCTCGTACCCGTTTAACGATCGAAGTTTTTGTACGAGATCTCTAAATGGATTGAAGATTCTCTGACTCACCACTGTGTTCGGAGCTCCAGACGTTATTACCTTATCGAACTGCTTTACATAATGCTCGCGAAATTCCGCCCCCGAGTCAATATTCCTAAGAACCTCATTCAGCTGCTTATTTATATTCCCACCATGAAAGACCGTAGACAATGTTCCGCGAAGTTGTTTTACTAACTCCGCGCGTGTCTCCGCTGTGCCCTCCATCTTCTTGTCTACGTAGACTTGCATGGCGCGCGCACGCGCTGCCGCTACAACCTTTTCGCGGAGGAGGTCGTACATCTTTGCAAGATCCTTTATTTCCCCGTGTTCTTTTTGGATTTGGCGAATATACTCCCCATACTGATCCATAATAGAGTTTTTCGCCTGTGCATAAGCCTCCGTGCCTTGCTTCGCCTTGTTCAGCGCGGAGAAAAGCGCATTTAATTTGCTCTCCTCCTTTGATGCGGCCGCAGCAGCCACGCCAACGGCTTCGTTCGCTTCCGCTTGTCGGCGTGCGGATTCACTGTTGGCGGTGGAGAACTTGTAAAGCGCATAAACCAACCCCGCCACTGCAGCCGCAGCCACGAGCCAAACATTTGCACTTATAACCGCGATGAGCTTCTTTGCTGCGCTGACGGCTGCCAACTTCGCCGCAGTGAGGACTTTTGTCGCTACTGTTGTCGCACCGGTCGCACCGGCTTCGGCATACAGTGCGAGAATAGAAGCCTTTGTCGCCAGAAGAAAATTACTGACAGCGCCCCACACCCCGCCAAGTGTGGCGCGCAGTTGTGCAAAAGAAGAAGCCAAAACAGCGACTTGCGACGCCGCGGCGAGATAAGGCCCCGTTTCGTAAACCAATTCGCCGATTTTCGCCTTCACCCCGCCAATGTACATTTGCAGCTGCTTCATCTTGCCGACGGGCGTACTGGCGAGCTTCTGATTCATCTCGCCCACGTTGTTCGTGATGACTTGTGCCAAGACGGCGGCGCGCTGGCTTTCAGTGCCGTGCTCCAGCATCTTTTTTTCGGATTCGCTGAAAGTGATACCCACGCGCCGCAATGCAGTGACTTGACCTTGCATCGCTTTGCCTAACAAGTTACCCACCGCAACCGCGTCTTCCTGCGTGGCGTTGACGCCCTTTTGCTGCGCGAGGAGGTTGTTCATAGCCGGCACGAGCGTGCGGAGTGTTGACGCCTGCGTGGCGAACGTTCCGATTTGCTGCGCGCCGGCCACCTGCACCGAACCACTCACCACGCCGAGTTCCTTCTGCGCCGAAATCACGTCCTTCACACCCTTCACATCTTCGGCCGTGGCGTTCATGCGCTCCTGCATCACGGTGGTAAGCTTGGTGTTCGCCACCGCCGCGGCTTCATAGCTTTGCGTATAGCTGGCAAAGATTCCTTGCAACGAGCCGACCGCACTCTTGAGCGACTGGAACAAAGAGGCCGAGGCCGCCGCATTGATGAGCGACGGTTTGAGTTTCGTAGCTTCGGAGATCGCTTTTTGCATCGCCTCCTTCAAGCCTTCGGTGCTTTTTATAACGGCATCAATCGGTTTGCCGTCGGCTTCTATTACGATTTGAATGTCGGTCTTTGCCATTTAGTCGGTGCTTTTGTTGTTCAGTCTTCGTGCTAATTCGCGCGCGTATTGACGGCGAGCGTCAAGCTCTTCTGGCGTTTCCTCATGGGGTTGCGGCTCGTCCTCCTCGTCCCATGGTAGTGCAAAGAGTTTTTCGGGGGAGATCGTCTTGCTAATGTGTGGTTGTATGAGGAGCGTGGTTTGTAGCCTCATCCTTTGCCACTCATCGCGAGCCTTGTTCTCCTTTGCGTCTGTGTGTGCCTTCATACATGCCAGAAACTCGTCGGGCGTGAGGCGCACGAAATCGTCTAACTTCATACACATCACGCCCAACGCGTATCCGAGTAATTCCGAAAAGGCTACTTTTTTTTTGCGCCGCCTTCGGCTTCTGTGGTTTGGGTGCTGGCTTCCAGGGCCTCTGTCCATCCTGTCACGTCTTCTGGTGCAAGCCGGTCGGCGAAACTCATTAAATCAAGATCGAACGGCACGCCCTCTGCACTGCAAGCCGAAGCTACGCAGCACCAAAGGTAGGTGATCGTATCGCTCAGCGTTTGGAACTCGAGCGTGTCGTTACCCGTTTCGCGGGTATAGCGCAGCATCGCCCCCATCGAGGTGCGGGTGGGATACTGTTTGCCGTCGATCGTAATCTTGGGGAACTTCTTTGTGTTCATTTTCAAATTCCGAATTTAGTTGCATCGTAGACCGTTGGCGCGCCGGCAATGACGAACGACCCCGAAGCTTTAACATCCTGGTCGGCCTCAGTGGTCAGCGAATGGCTTTCAATGATAAAAGGTGCGGAAAGCCACGACTCGTCCGCACCGCGAGCTCTTAGTTCCAACGTTACGGGCTTCGCAGACATCCACGCGTTCAAATAGGCCTTGTAATCTGATTCTGTTTCGCCGACGTAGATAAAATTTTCGGCCTTGATGGAAATACTTAAACTCGAAACCGTTGCGTCCTTGAATTTCGCAGAACCCGGGGGAAGGGTGGAAACGGGTTTCACCGCACGCTGTTTGGTTTCACTCTTGAAATCAACTGAGAACGAGGAGCAGTGCCCCAAAGCTTTGCCTCCGATAATCAACAAGAGGTCGCTGCCGTTGACGTATCCTGCTGGTAATGCCATAATGAAAGATTTTTGTTTGTGTGTTGGTTAATGTTCAGACGCGGGCGGTGTAGGTAAGTTTGGTTTCACTCTTGAAATCGGCTGAGAACGAGGAGCAGTGCCCCAAAGCTTTGCCTCCGATGAACAACAAGAGGTCGCTGCCGTTGACGTATCCTGCTGGTAATGCCATAATGAAAGATTTTTGTTTGGTGTTGTGTTGGTTAATGTTCAGACGCGGGCGGTGTAAGTTAGTAATTGCGCATAAGCATCGCCGTCGTAGAGCTCTTCAGCCGATGCGATACGGCACGCACGTAGCGTCAAATCACCGGACACGGTTTGCGTACCATCTAGCGCGTGGCGGACAGCCTCGGCTAATTCTACACTTTCCGCATACGATGCGGCATAGCATGCAATTTCAAAGGTCAAGACATCGGCCGCGCCATTACTGTTCGGTGCCGCTTCCAAATCTGCACGACGATAAACAACATAGGGCAAAGTCGCTTCGTCTACAATCACGGGGAAAATATGCCGCGTGATTGCTTGCACGGCCTCATCGTTGGTTAGGAGATGGCGGACAATAAGCCCCGCGCTAAGAGAAGAACGTTTGTGCATGTTGTGTGCTGATTATTTGTAATGCTGTGCTGCAACGCGTGCCGCCCATTCGTAGACTTTTCCGCTAAATGCTTCCTTAGCTTCGGGGAGGTTTCCACGAGCGGCTTTTATAAACTCCATTGCGGTGATATGCCCGGTCTTGTGAGATTTCCTCAGCCGAGCGGCTCTTCTCGAATTAGGGGAGCCGCCACCGTCTTTTGTTACGCGCGCTTTTGTTCCGCCATTCAGCCAAAAAACCACGGGCTTTAGTAAGTTGTGGCGGTTCAAGTGCATCGCCTTTCGGAATCGGGGGGTAACGTAAACCTTAAATCCGATTTTCTCTTTGAAGACATTGAGACGGACATTCTTTCGCAAGGCTTGTGCGTTGTTCACTCCCGATGCGGAGAGCGCCCGTTGCGCGGCGCGGCGTAAAATTTGCCCCGTAGTTCGGGCGGCGCCGATGAGAGATTTTTTGCGTTCTCTTTCGGACAACATAAACCAGAGGGAGTTCAGTCCGTCGGTGTTTACTTGCGTCGGCATAGGCTATTCGTTTACACGTTCGCAATAGAGGGTAACAAACCCGCGCGGTTTGTTAGGAATTACGGCCGTAACGGTGTACAGATTCCCGAACAATTCGCGCACTCGCCAGTTTTCGCCGACTTTGTGCACGTCGCGCACGTTGTATTCTGTCGTGTGGTCTGCGAAGTGCTCGCCGACCTCGTCGTGTTTCCGAGCAGTGTGCCGCACTAATTCGGCATACACCACACGCACCCGTTCGTATTTCGTACTTTCTGCGCCGAAATGGTCGACATCGCGCACGGGGCGCAATAGTTCGAGGCGCGTTCTCATTCTTCCTGCCTGCATAATCGTTGAAAAGGTTTTACCAACGCTGCGAGAGTCCCCGGCACTTCGTGCATTTGCACCGCTGCCACGGATTCGCGTTGATTGTACCAGTGCGCTCCGATTGTGAAAGCAGCGATTTGCAAGGGTTTAGGTAGCGAACCGCCGCCTATTTCGACAAGCTCCGCGGCCGTGCGATTCGTTGCCCGAATAATAGTCTCCTCCGCGGCCTCAAGTAAGTCGCGCAGGTATTCGGTCTCGTCGTCGAAATCATCGGCGCGGCAATGCTTGCGAAATAGGGCGAAATCGGTTAGCATGATAAACAAGGAAAGAGTATGAGGTTAGGCGTCCTTTACTTTGTAGAGTCGGAACGCTTCAGGGACAAGCGTAGTGGTCGCAAGATCAGTATTCACGACGTAGCGGACTTTATTGCTGTCGGCACCTGAATAGGGGTCGATAATAAGCGACGTGTCTCCGAAGAAGCTGAGCGGTTGGTAGCTCCAGTCTCCCAATCCGATATAGTCGTCGCCAATGGCTTGCGTGGTGTAGACCGGGATGCCGGCAATCTTGTCGTCTTCGCAAACCATGATACCAGAACCGGCGTCTTTCGGCGTGGCTTCGAGAATCGCTTTCATTGATTTCGTCATAACCCATGCCATGGCTTCACCCTCGACACCTGTTTTCAGCAAATCGGCTTTGGCAATCACCATCGTCTTAAAGTCCAAATTCGGGCCAATCTGTTTTGCTGTCGCTTTCAAGCCCACAAACGGGCCGACGAAGTCCACCGCCCCCGTTGCTTTGGTCGTACTAAACAGGACGGCATCGATGCATTTGCCAATTGCCACGGGAATCATTTTCTTAATAATGTCCTCGACGAGGTTATCCGTCTGCAACAACGACTCACGTGAGGCCTCGTAGCACGCTGCCAAACGCTCGGGGTGCGCTGTCTTCTTGGTAAACGTGATCTTTTTGCCCGGCACAGCCACACCCTCGCCGGCAATTGTAACGGAGACGTCGCCGTGGAAAGGCCATACATACTCGCCATGTACCCCCGTTGCGATGGGAATGCCGATTTTGTCGTAAATAAGTCTTTCGCTTAGCGGTCCCATAACATCCTGGACAAGCAAGGGAACGACGCCGCCATTGTTCGCATCGCTCACCATCACCATGTCGCGCGCGAAGGTAAACCCGACTTTCTTACCGTCGCGCACACATTCGCGAACCATTTCCGTGAACTCACGTTGCACGTTCTCAATGTTGCGGCCGTTATCGACGGCCAACGAACGCAGATCCATGTCGACAAGCTGGAGCTCGCGCAAAAGTTCATTGTATTCGTTCTCTTCGGACTCATTGCGGGCGCGCTGTTCTTCGCGCAGTTTGTTTGCCATCTCTTCGATTTTGGCCGTAATTTCGTGGCGGCGTTCGCGCAGCTCAATGCCACGGGCTGTGATGGTCTTCTTCTTTCGCATAATCGTTTGGTTTTAGTGTTTGTACTTTTGAAGAATTGCGGACATTTCTGCGAGTTGTCGTTCGCACGCCTCAGCGCCTTCCTTTGACGTTGGCGGGGTTGGTGTTTCCAACAGTTCGCGGAGCGAAACGCTCGTATCAGGGTAGGCGGGGTCTGCGGCGAGTGTCATGTCGTGGACGCCAAGCATTCGGCGCACGGTGTAAGTCACTTGCTGCGTTCCGTTCGCATCTGTGATCACGTCACGCCCCACGTAGTCGCGTTTATTATAGTAGGTAGAGAAAGCGAAGCTACACCCCGCTAAATCACCGCGGCGAACCAATTCCAGTGCTTTCTCGCCGTCGGCCGTGTGTGGGGCCTCAAAAGAGAAAGCCACCCCGCGCTCGTCTATCTTGTACGACAAGGTTCCCGCCCCATGATTGGAACGTGCCAGAATGAGCTGGCGGTCGTGGAACAACGTGAATTTAATATCGGAGGTGTCCAATAATTCGCGCGTCACAGCTTCGGGGGCGATGATTTCGCGTGCTTCGAGCTTGTCCACGTCGTCACACCACAGCACGGCAGACGGCGTATTAAATAAAATCGCGTAGCCTTCGATGGTTCTACTTTCGTGTCCGTCCTGCTCTTCGCGGAGGTGTAAGCCTTCGCACACGATGGTCTCGCGGCGAATTGGGGCGTCCGGGTTATGCTTGCTTTTCTTTTCCATTGTCCGTTGTGGTTGGGTTAAGAGACAAATCGCGAAGATTGGCCGACACGAGCGGAGTGTCGCCGCCGGGTACGGGGGGCTTATTCTCAGCCGCACGCCATTCGTTCACCGTATAAAGCCCGGCAGCCACCGTCGCGGTCTGATATTTTACGCGGCTTTCGAGGTCGCAGGCGTAAATTTCGCGCCGATCAAAAACGATGCGCCGACGGTGTGCGATCTCGGAAGGATACAATTTGCGGAGCAACTCGCATTCTATCTTGTGCAAAATCGGGTTGAGCGTCAAATTCAGGAGATCGGTGTAGGCGTTTTCTGCGCTCTTGTAATTGTTGCTTGTGTCGCTATAAACGAACGAGGGCGGGACTCCAAAGAAACGGCAAATCTCGTAAACCGTAAATTTGCGCGTTTCGAGGAACTGCATGTCGGCCGAGGTCATGGTGACTTGTCGGAAATCGACTTGGCCGGGGAGCTCCACAATCTTCGCACCTTCGGAAAATTGACGGTCTATACTCTTCGCCGTGCGCTGCAATTCGCCGGCATCGTATTCTCCGAGGGCAAACGGTCGCCCGCCGCTCCCATTGGCTACGAAACCGCGGACATTGCCGCCGTTGGCAAATCGGGTATAAGTTTCCGCCGCGCCGGTGCCGGCAATGTTGAGCGTTTGGGAGGCGTAGCCCACCACCGAAAGTCCCGTTTTCCCGTCCAACGTTAGGTGCTTGAAATGTAGGATTTCGCTCTCGTCGTATGTGCCGGAGACTCCTGCAGTGAGGTCGTTGACGCTGTACATGTTGCGCGTGGTGTCGTGGCTAACGGTGCCGCGGCCGCACAACACGAGCGACAAGAGTTCATAGGAGGAGGTATCATAGATGGGTAAGACGTACGCATTTCCATCGAGTAGCAACCGACGAACGACAGCAGCCCAAAAGTCTGCGGCTGAAAGCGCTGCAGACGGCTGTACATTCAGCAAATAGGTGAGGCGGTCGGTGGGACGATCCACGAACAAGCCGTCGCGCTCGTGTTGCACCCGCAAAGGAAGCGAAGACACGATGCCGGCAATCACTTCGACGCAGCGGTGCGCCGTGGGAATGGCGAGCGGCGAGGTTTGAGTACCCAACCCGAAAAGGAAATCTAAGCCAGAAGGTGCGACATAGCCCGCCGCGCTGCCCTTCTTGACAGGGGCGCTGCGAAACAAGTTGCGGAGGCTATCTATGATTTTCATTTTCGGGTGGAGTGTTTCAATATTCTACTCATCATCGCGAAATTAGCACATTGAAACCACGCGCGCAACGCCGTTTTTCCGAGAAAAAAAAGAACGCAAACGGGTGCGCGTCCCAGAACGTTCCAACGCGCCCCAAAATGCCCCAATGAGTAATTATTTTCTCATCTATTTAGATTGGCTCGCCGCGTCGTTTTTCATTGTTCAGCGTCGAGGAATAAACGCAACGTCATCAGCATAGTAATCACACCGTCGATTTTCCGCGTCTGGCTGCGCTTTTCGGGTTTGCAGTTCTCCAAACGATCAAACCCAAGCACCGCGTTCCCAAAACAGAAAGCATTGATCGGGTTGGCGTTGATGGTGATTCGGCCTTCTTTCGCCCAGTGCTCGAAGCTTTCGACGGGGGCGGTGAAATTACCGAACGTCTGTGCAATGGGTTTCAAGGCGTCGTTCCCACCAACTGCGGCGAGCATATTTGTCACCTCTTGTGCTTTCCAACTGTCATACCCGATTTTTATAATGTCGAAGCGTTTGGCAATTCCGACGATATGCCCTACTATCGTACGATAATCGATAACTTCCCCCCGAGTGAGTTGCAAATGTCCATCTTCCGCCCATCTGCGATAAAGCTCTTCATTCGGATGCCCCGTCAGTGCCCCACTCGGAAAAAAATAGTCCGTGTGGAAATGCATAGTGCGGTCGGTGGTGTTGTGAATGCAGACGGTCACGGCTGAAAAGTCGTCGCTTTCCGACAAGTCAAATGCGACCATCACGCTATGCCGCTGCGTGAACATGTCCAAGCTCAGCGGTCGCATCATTTTCCGGGCGAGGGTGGCGCTAATCCACGCCCGCGTCTCGGCTTCTGCATAGACGTTCAGCAGCTTCGTACGGAAAGCGAGCATCGCTTCTGCGCCGTTGCGCAATGCCCCCGCCCACTCATCGCGATAGAAATCTATCGAAACAGTTACCCCCATGTGCGGGTGTACTTTTCGCCACGTGTCCTCGCTCCCCTCGTCGTCGTCGACGTCCGGCATAAACAAGTGGGCAAAATAGCTGTCATCTTCATAGTCCCCTAACAACAGCCGGCAACAACCTTGCACCATTTCGAAACACGGCGCGTCGATCTGCTCCGATGCGGTGGTGATGATTACGGTGAGCGGATTCTTGCGTGCGCCCATCGACGACGTCAGCGTGTAGAATAGTTCTGCGTCGCGCGCTTTGGCGAACTCATCGACGATCACAGTCGACGCATTTAGTCCGTCTTTTGTGTTGGCATTGGCCGTCAAACATTGTGCAAAGGCAGGACGATTCGGGCGCCGACTTTGTATTTCCGTCTTGTTTGCCAGGTAGTATTTCCCCTTGGGGTCGAGCTTTCGAAAACAACCGCGCACCACTGAAAAACATTTCTTCGCTTGGTCTTCGCTGTTGGCACAGGTGTAGCATTCGGCATTTGCGTCGCCGTACAAAACGTCATTCACGCCCAGCGCCGCGCTGCTCGTCGTTTTGCTGAATTTGCGCGGAACAAACAGCATCACACGACGCACAACGCGGCGATCCCCCTTCCAAAAACCGAAAATCGACGCATACTGGAAAGTCTGCACCGGGGTAAGTTTGTATTTCTGCAGGCCCGTTTTGCCGGGGAAATATAGGTTTTCGTACAGCGCAAAGAACTTCAGGACTTCCACGGCATTCAGTCCATATTTGTCCACCATACGGAAAAAGCGTTCTACTGCTAGCTGTTCGTACAGATTATGTGCCTGCGGATGGTCGGCCACTTCTCGGCAATAGACTTCTATGCGCCGGTCGATACGAGAAAGCTGATAAGCCGAAATATCAACCCCGGCAAGTCGCTCGGAAACGGCCACTTTTTCCGCTCGGAGTCGGTCTTTGTATTCTTCTGTCATAAGGGGAGCAAGGGTTCAAAGTGCACGGCGTCTGCTCGGGCTTGCGCCATTTCCACCGCGCGTTGGTCGACATCGAATGCCACAAACGAACGCCCGCACAGTTTGGCGGCTTCGCATTCGGTGCCGCTGCCGGCGAACGGAATAACCACAAGCCCACCGGGGCGGCTACAGGTTTCGATGAGTTGCCGCGTCAGCGTGGGCGGTTTCTTTGTCGGAAATCTATAGGCTTTCGTTAGGTGGCTTTCTTGGCTCGCCGTGATCACGTCGCGGAAATTATACAATTCGCCACGGAAAGGTCGGCGGCGCTGCTCGTGTGCGGTGAGCTCTTCTTCGCGAAAATCGCGGAGTAGTTTCTCAAAAGCCTCCCGTTTCTCGGCATATTCCCCGCGTTTTTGTTCTTTCTGTTCGGGTGGATATAGCTCGACAAGCTGCGCACAACGGTGCACCGGGGGGAACTGCCATTGCGACCGCATCTTCCAATGGTCCACCGCCCGGGAGCTGATGCCTAACGCTTTGCCGACCACCGCCGAACCGCCCAAAGTTGCTATTTCTTTGTATAGCCAACGGCGCAACGGGTCGAAGGGTTCATAAAAGTGCACGGCGTTCGGCGATGTGAACGACTCCACCGGCGCGTCGCGGCTTTCGTAGTGCAGGAAACGCTCGGACGAAGAACGAAAAGTGCGCAGACTTTCAGGGGCCTGCTTGATGTGTATGCCGTCCCGCTTGTACCAAACGCAGTTAGCCAACAGACGAAAAAACTTGTCCAAGATGGTCTGGGAATAAGATAGGCGTTTCGAGTCGCCCCACCAGATGAGGTTGCCGGTCGGAGCGAGCAGACGGGCGCATTCCACCGCCCAACGTTCGACGTCTGCCAAGTAAGCGGAAAAATTCGGCCACACGAAATCGAAATCTCCTTTTACTCCGAAATATGGCGGGTCGGCGATGATCAGATCAGCGCAGCGATCGGGCAAATTGTTTGCCAAGAAATTGCCGAGGCGCACGGTGTTGAGCTTTTCGATGTTCCTTTCTGTCATAACTTAGCCGCCTTCTTTGTCGCTTTGAGCACTTTTTCTGTGAGATCTTCCAACGGGCTACCTTCATCGGCGGCGTTCAGGTCGGCGGCTGTCAATCCGAGCGCTTTCATGTGGCGTGTCACCGCCACCAGGGCGTCGCGTTGCACTTTGAAGACGGGGTGCGAAACCAACTTCTCGCCTTGTTGTGTTTTTTCGCTTACGGTTGTAGAAGTGAGATTCGAAATTTCGGAGTTTGCGAGGTCTAGCGTGTGGCGAGCAGAGGCCAAAGAATAAATTTCCATCTCCAGCGCAGCCGCGTCAGTTCCTTTCGATTTTACAGCACGTTGCACGGCGGCGGCGTGTTCTTCTACAGTCTTCCCGTTGTTGCGCATATAGCGCCCGTACTTTTTTGCAATGGCGTTCAGCTCTGCCAGCTTAGAAGCGTCGATTAAAACCTGCGCTTCGGGCGTTGATTTCTTCATTTGCTTTCGTGTTGGGTTGTCTTTCATGTGACGTTTTCAATCGTTTTGTTAAAATCCACCCGTTTCATTTTTTGCCAGACGCACGGAGAAGAGTGTGTGGGTGGTTTAACGACCATGCCGGCTCCTAAAAAAATCCCCCCCCCGGGGTGTCCGCGGTTCTTTGTTTGCATTGTTAAACACATAATGTGAATAGCATTTCAGACGTGTGCCGTCGTCTTCGCCGGTGAAGAGTCTGTCGATTGCCTTACGTTCAGCCTCAGCTCTGCGCTGCGCACCCTTTTGCCCGCCACGCCCTCGTTCCACGTGCACCGCCACGTGGCAATCGTGGCATAGTGGTTGGAGATTGGAATAGTCGAACATTAGCCGGCGACGGGCGGCGGGGGTCGGTGCATCTTCGACCGGCGAAATATGGTGCACTTCTGTCGCCGGCGTCTCCCGCCCCTGCTGCATACAGCGGGCGCACAATGGGCGTTCTGTTAGGAGAATGGCGCGAAGTTTCACCCAGCGGGTCGAGTTGATCAATGCGCGATAGTCTGCGCGGTGATTTGTGTACATGGTTTCAATGTGAAGAGTGGAACACTAAGGTGTAGACATTGGCACACGGTCGGCGCGAAAGAGCAAGAGACAGAACGGGCGTTCGTCTTTTCATAGCGCTACCATTTTACGTATCGGTCAAATATAACGCTTTGCTCGCGCGAAGTCTTACGCAAATAGATTCGCGTGGTCTCCACGCTCGCGTGCCCTAACAAGTCGGAGAGAAGGACGACGTCAGAATGAGCCCGCAAGAAGCGCTTGGCGAAGTAATGACGAAATGCGTGGGGATATACAATACTGGTCGGGATGCCGGCTCGCTCGGCGCGAAACTTGAGCATCGCAGATATTCCGCGCGACGTTATAGCCCGTCCTCTATAATTCAGGAACACCGCCCCCGATTGGCGTCCCCCTGATTTCGCCCACCCTAGGATTTCTTTGCTTAGCTGGCGCGGGAAATAAATGCGTCTGTATCTGTCCCCCTTTCCATACATGTCCACAAAGCCGCGCTCCAAGTCTTCCAGACGGAAGCGGATGAACTCGCTAATGCGTGCGCCGGTGCAGGCGAGTAAGCGAACAACGTAATAATATCGATAATCGCCGATGGTCAAAAGATATTCCAAAAATCGGTTGTACTCTGCATCGCTCGGAACATTCTCTACAAACGAAGCACGGGGGAGGCGTACGCCCTTGATGGATAGGCGTGAGTGCTTGCTTATCTTTAGCCAACGGTTGAGTGCCGAGGTGTACTGATTCACAGTCTTCGGGGCGTAGCGTTCTATCAGGTAAGAACGGAAATCCCTCAGTCGGTCGGCTGTGGGGCTCCCATACATGTGCTTGAACTTTGAGACTACACGAACGAAAGAAGTAATCGTCCGATCAGCCAAGCACTCTTCTTTCAGTTTACGCCGAAAGTAATCCAAGGACTCGTAATCTGTTTTGCTCATATTTTGCGCGTGGTTTGTTTACGTGTTTCATTGTGAAGAGTGGGACGCTAAGCATGCACACCGACAGACTCCAAGAAAACCGTAAATCATAGGTCTGCCCGCTTTGTGGTGAGTTCTTGGCGAAAGAGCCCGACCAATAGTTGGTAGAAGGCTTTGCGCTCAGACAACGGCGAACGCTTCCAGGCGTGGAGAGTTTCTAGCATATCCCGAATATTACGGGCGGTGCGTTGGAGTTCCACACGGGCGGAACGCTTTGCGCTCTTCAGCCTCATCTCTTCGTCGCTACGCTCGGCGTCTTTCTCCCGTTTGTTGGCACGAGTTAGGCTGTATCCTGTTAGCCCCATTCCTCCACCATCCTTCCCGTATCCTTTTTCTTGTTTGCCATGTAACTATGATGTAACAAAGAAGCTCCCCGCGAACCCGAACTTGCCGCATTCGCGGGGCTCTTCTGTGTGATTTCTATGTAACTGCGTCGTAACTGGGGGGCGCAACTCTCGGCATTCGGAGACGTTCCCCACTTCTTAAGGATTTTCGGCATCGAGGAGAGCAGTGTCCTCCTCGGCGACGTGGCGCTTTAGCCTCTCGATGTTTTCTTTCGTCCCGATTTCGGCATGTACAATATCTTCGCCGTCTATTCCCACGATAAGCAGCGCCGTACGGTCTTCGCTGAAAAAGCGGAAATAGTTAGGATCTGTCTCAAACGCTTTTTGCTCCGAAGCCCAAATGCGATTGATCCAGTCAACGAAATTGCGGATTTCAAATTTCAGCTGCCTGCGTCGTATGGGGATCCGCGAGAACTTCACACGTCCGTTCACAGAGGGGCGCAGGACTTTTGCAACTGCCCCCCCCGGGAGACAACGGTCGAATTCGGGGATGTCGTTTCTTTTCATTTGCTTATCGGTCTACTAATTGGAGTGAAGGCAACTCGGCTCATCGCTTATCGCCGTCCCCGATAATCACGCCGCGGTTTTGTCGGTCGGCGAGTTTGTCGAGATTGCGGCGCATCACTTCTTCAAGGCTGAAGCCGAGGCGGCGCGCCAGCATTGCGACGGACCAAAGCACGTCGCCGAGTTCGTCCACGATGTTGTCCCTGAATTGGAAACAGTTCCCGCGGACAAAGAAAATCTCGTTGTTGTCGATTTCGATTTCACCGCGGCGCACGGCCTTTGCGATCTTGTCGGCCACTTCACCGGCCTCAGCCATCAGCCCAAAACCGAGATAGGGGATGTTCTCTGCCGCGTGGCCGGCAATGGTGCGGTGGGCTTGTTGTTCGTATTCTGTTGCTGTCATTGTTTGGGTGTTAGTTTGTATTCGAAATGGGGCTCAAAGTACACGGGGATTTGAAGGATACCGCCAACGTAGAAAGCCGCTGTTTCTTCATCGTATCGAACGATGCCGCGGCGTGTCTCCTCGTTGTTCATATCGTAGTAGCTCACCTCGTCGCCGGTGTAGATCTCGTCGCCGTCCACTGTTTTCACGCCGATGTATTGCGCCACCGAATCGGGGTACACCTCAATGCAGCGCGGTGCGCCGTC